TATGCGTCAGTTTCTACAGACCACACGACTGTGGAGATAGTTGCGGCACCAAGAAACCGCGACCAGTCCATGCTATAGTCGAGCGTCTCTCCGGGGTCTTTAAAGGGCCATTTGTATGACATAAATTACTCCACGTAAACTGTGCGGGTGTAGCTGTTGCCGATGCTTTCGATGTGGACAACTCGCGGTTCCAACACTACAGATATTGTTCGCTCAAAGGCGTTGATTGCGTCCTCAACCAAAACTGTTCGCGGGTCGAGAACAACGTGTACGGTTCGTTCGTAACTGGTTAGCGGCATTAGGCTGCTCTATCAATATTGATGGTACGCCGTCTATCATAGAGTTCGCGAACCGCGTTGTAATCAAACTGCACTCCTGAGTACGTTCCAGTCCCAACGGAGAACGTCCCCTGAACCCCTGAAAGTCCTGCTGTTGTGTACAGGATTAGCGTACCAACTGCGCCTGTTGCGCTGACACCACCCAGAGGTTCAGTAGTCTGGGCCTCTGCGTTTCCTAGTGTGGCTACTGCACCGACACCAGATACAGATACAGAGAAGCTAACGACGGGTTGTGGGGTTCCGATAGTGCCTGTTGCAGATACGCCGCTAGGCTTCTCATCTATGTTAGCTTGAACCGTGCCTACAGAACCTGTGGCACTAACACTGTTCAAAACCTCTGTCGGTTTTTCTTCTACCGTATTTACCGAACCGGTTGCCTGAACACCTGTCGGCGTAACAACCAAGTTTACGGTTAGTGTTCCGATAGAGCCAGTAGCGGCTATACTGTTTAGAACTTCCGTCGGCTTTTCTTCTACAGCATTGACAGAACCTGTAGCCTGTACACCTGTTAGGGCGACTGTGTTGCTTATAGCAACGCTACCGACAGAACCCGTAGCAGATACGGAACCCAAGACCTCTACTACATTAACAGTTACGGAACCTGCAGTAGTGGTAGCAGATACGCCCCCAACCTTTTCGGATATGTCGATTTCAAATCCGGTTACTGCTACGGTTTGTATCGAACCTGTTGCAGAAACGCCTGTTAAAGAGACGTTGGGGCTTACGACTCCGTAGGAAGCTGCACCGTATCGGGCAACTCCATAGATAGCATCTGCGGAGTCGTAGAAAGACATACTAGGCTATCCGAATGATAGCGTTACTCGCGTCTGCTGCTGGGAACTCAATAGTTAAGTCACCGGCTGTAGCACTAACAGTGCCGCCGAAGTCAATCACAGCAATGGCTGCGTTACTAGCTGCTGTGTTATAGATGATACAACCATCTGCAGATACAGTAACGTCTGCGAACACTTCGTCTGTAAAGTCGACGATTGCGGTGGAGCCGTCTAGAGAGATAGTTGCACCGTCTAGAACCTGACCGCCTGCTGTGTAGTTGGTTCCGCTGGCTTCGTCACTGTTGCCGGTTACATCTGAATAGTTGGTTGTGCTGGCATTATAAGTGCCAGTTGGGGTTGCTTTGATAAGCGCAATCTTCAAGGAATCGGTATCCAAATCATGGACACCGCCAAGAATCTCTTGCTTGAAGCTATTACACATCGCAGTTGTAATTGCCATGATTTGTGTCTCCTATTAAAGTGATGTCTCGAAATATTCTTCCAGAGAAATTGAGATATTTACTGCGCTATTTGCGCTGGCTAATCCGCGAACCTTGTCGCCGGGATTCAGGAACAAGGGGTAGTCGGTGATTTGAAGCAGGGAGTTCGCGGGAAGTTCCACTGTTTCAGCAAGGGTGTGGTACGTTGTTGTTGATGCCTCGTACCAATCCAAACTAAACGTAACTAACGAACTAGAGGCATTGTTGATATAGATGCTGTTTACGTCGCTGGTAAATCTTGCAGGGACTGTATACACATCTTGATTTGCCGTTGTGAGTTCGAGGGCAAGGGTGCGTCTTTTACGTTCTGGCATCTCTAGTTCTCTATATAAATAATATCAAGACCTGCGGAAAGTTGTATATCTGCGTTACTACTAGACCCCGTTGCACGAATACGAATATCTGTTTTCTCTGGGATGGGAAGGGGTACTTGATACTGTTGATGATGTGTGGCTGCTACTAGTGCAAATTTATCTTGTGTTCTAAACACCCCATTTAGTTCTCTAGTTTGCACCCATACTACACCAAACTTATTATTCTGTTCTGTAAAGGCTGTTATATCTGTTTGCAAAAGATATGCAGTGTAACCCGCAGGTACAGTCCACAGGGCCATGAGTGTTTGGTGTTCCCCATCAGCTATTTTTGCATAGGTTGTACCACCATTAGCAATATCAATATCGCCTGTAGGTTCTTGTGACCCAGATATAAAGGCACGGTAGGTACGTAGAAAAGTGCCAGTGGTTGTTGCTGCACCTGAACCAGCCAATGTTACTGTTTCAGACAGTTCATTGTAACTAGCATCTAAACCTTGAATAGTAACTTCTACACCATTATCTGTAGCACCGCCACCACTTGTAGCTGTCATAGCAAGTGCGCTACCTTGATAGGTATATACGCCACCCGCATCCCAAATATCTTCAACAGCAGCGTCTATATCCCCGTTAAAGCCAAACTTAAATACACGTTTGTGTCCAGCAATTAAACCACGAGATACCTGTAGGTAGTACGGAAACGAACCCACACCACCGCTGAACGTCATTACATTTGGATACGAGGTGATGGACATTTAAGTTACTTTTCTATGAGGACGTACTTTTTTAGCGATTTTCTTGGGTTGTTTGGAGACTTGCTTACCAGCCTTAGTTGCTCTCCTTTTAGCAGCAGTGGTTTTCGCATACTCTTCCTTCGACAACGCTTTGATTGCTTTTGCCGGTAAATAACGTTCTCCGGTTGCTTTAGGTCCTTGTGTGGATGGCTTTCCACTTTTGGTTCTCCACTTTTGGTTAGTCCAAGCCTTCAGGCTACGTTGAGGTCCTCGAAGTGCCATTACTTATTCCAGTCAAAAACTTTGCGGTGCAACTTCCAAAACCAGTTGCCTACACGAGTAAAGGGCTTGCCAGTGTTTAGCAAACCCAATGCAAGGCACCTAACCATACAGGCTTGCATGCCTTGTGTGGACGGTAAAATCGTAATCATCTTCGATGTCGCTAAGTGCATCAAGCTTTTGATTTGCGCCAACCCATTCTGCCAGAGCAGCATCGAGCCGTTCCAAATCGGCTGTACAATTTTTAAAAGTGTATTCCGCATTCTTTTTCTGTGCCTCGTATTTATGTCTAAGGGCTTCTATAGCAAGCTGACGCATGTTTTCTCCTCTTGACTTATTATAGAAGATAAACCTGTCTGTGTCAAACGTTTTGTATGATTAGCCAAAGTATAGGTAGAACTAAAGAAATAAAAAGGACAATCAGCCCTAGCATACATAGATTATATATTAACTCATCACGTTTCTGGGCTGCTAAAATTTCTGCTTGTTTTTGTTTCTTACGTAATTCGCCTTGTATTCGTATAATTTCTTGCCACGCATTTACGCCGTGCTGACCGATAACAAAGTTACGAAGTTCGTTTTCCATCTGTTCAGCCTTTTTCTTGGCTGCGAACGTTTCTAAGGCTTCTTCTTCAACAGAACCAAACCTACGACCCTTTGCTTTGCTGTGGCTGGTCTTTACGGCTGATATGGCGTTCATCCAGCGACCCAAATCACCAGACATCGACTCGATTTCTTTGCCTACCTGTATGCCTTTTTTAATTGTATTATAGGCTGTGGTTGCAACCGTAAGAGCGGTAATAGGGTCCATAGCTTCCTCATTTTGGGGTTGGTTTGCATACCGCTGTTATTTTAAGTCGTCTATTATCTCCTACGGGAACTGGTCGCTGGTTAGACAGCCGTTCTGCAAAGTACAGGCATTTGTCGATGTCCGCGAACCGTTGGGTTTGGTCTATTAAGGTTGCACCCATGTAAACAGTAAGGACGAACTCAATCATTGGTCCTGTAACAACAGGAGTTCTAGCCGCTGGATAGCCATCTTCATATCTTGAATAGCGTCCTTGTCTGCGTGGCTAACCTGCATGTTGCTGACAGTGATACTCAGGTCGTGAGTTGTTTTAAGGTTCCAACCGGCAAGGCCAATCATAATAGCCATCAAGCCCGTAATGATTTGCTTTTCCATCAGTCGCGGTATCCGCCACCAGCCTTTTTGTAGGCTGCAGCTAACATCTGTGCTTTACGTGCAGACCACTGACCGGGTTTTCCACCTTTGCTGCCAGCCTTTATTCTGTTAAAGATACGCTTTCTTAGTTCGGGCTTAGTATAGTTGCCAGCCTCATTAACTCTACTTTTGCTCTTCGTTTTAGACTTCGTCGATTTGCTAGCTTTTCTAACCCTGCCACCTTTCTTGAGTTCTTGTTCTTTCTCCACGCCTTCAAGTTTTCCGGCGTTGGCGGTTGCGTAGAAAACTTGCTCACCCTTTTTACCCCCGTAGGTTCGTTTCATGGATTTCATAACTTCTTTACCTTTGGATGTTAGGGGCATCACGTAAACGCCACAGGTTTGCCCTTTTTTAACTCTTCGATAGCTTTCTTAGAGGGGCGTTCAGGTATGATTATACCTTCAAAATAATCATCATAGTTCTTAGGCTTGCTACGAAAGTTGTCAATTTCCGCTTGTATTCCACGTGCAGGCTTCTCTGCGCTTGCGGATGCTTCTCTCCCCTTTGCCATACTAAAATTCTCCTGCTTTCATAGCGTCTGAAAGTTTAACGGCCCGCGAACCTACTTGTTTTGCCCACCGCGAATCCATCATCTCCATTCCGGCGATATCAAACCGACCCTCGTGGATACCATTCCACATCTTCACGAACTTGCACAGGCGAGGGACACCCATGTTAAAGGCCATGTCCATGAGGATTAACTGGCGAACCGAATCTAGGTTTTCCACACATTCATGCACCCGGCACAATTCGTTTTCAACAATGCGGATGTCGTTCAGGGCAAGGTAACGAGCATCAGCTTCCGTAATACCATGCTCGTAGATAACCGCTATGCTGGGGATATCCATGTACTCTAGTTCTTCTTTGGTGATTCCCCGGTCTTTGAGGTTACGACCAATTCCGATAGTTTCAATACCCAAGCTATCTTCATAAACAGTCAGGACCATACCTTCGTGTTCAATGAGTTTATCTAAGAAGTGTGAAGTATTGTATTTCATCTAGTTTTACCTCGACTGATTATCTGCTCTATAGTTCTACCACAGCCAGTACAATACTTTCCTGCAGAATCTAATGTGCATATACCGACACACGGACTTTTAACTCTTGTTGTCACCTTTGTGTTCATGACCCATCCAAATCCCAAATACACCCGTCATTACACCCATAACTACAGATACAAAAGCACTCTGAGCAGCGGTGGGAGTATCTAATCCCATGAACCACTCAGCACATCGCCAAGACATAACTGTGCTTGCCAGCATCATGCAACGAGGCAGTATCTTCCAAGCAAGGAATTGCTCTACCGTAATCATTTACACAAATCTTCATATCTAGTCGTATACAAACGGTGCTTTGACAAGTCACCACTTTCAACACTAGGCAATAATTTACTTAGTAGTTTTAGTATTGTTTTCATTTCTTACCAAAAAACTTTGTTGCTGCTCGTGTTCCGAAGCTTGCACTTACAATAACACCAAGAGTATAACGATAGTATTCGGGCATAGTTTCTAAAGCTGTAAAGCCATCAGTAACAATCTGCCGACCCCACTCACCACAAAAGGCTAAAATCAATGGCACAGAAAACAAAATTGTCAGCCACTCGTCTTTCCACGAGGATGCAGAAGCATCTGCCATCTTCAAGTCCCAGTCGATTTCACCGGTAGCTTTCTTTTCCATGATGACAGCTTCAGCTTTTGCTTTGGCTACCTTCGCACCAGTTTCGGCTTTGGTCTTTTCAACCTTGCCTTCTAGCCATGTTCCGGCTAGGTTTGAGATTGGTCCAATTAGGGCTGCTAACATTTCCACCTCTTACGGGCTTGACGCAAACGACTGTTCGGGTCTTTTGCTGCTTTAGGAAACTTCTTCATTTGTCCTGCAGACCTTGCACAAAAAGACTTGCGACGCTTGGCATCTTTGCTTCCGGGTTTTACTTTACCAGTAACAGCAGTCTTTAATTTACTGCCGGGATTCTTTTTTCTATACTCTTTTACACCTTTTGCAGTCATTCCTGCACCAGACTTGGTAGGACGATAATTCGCGCCCTTGCCTGTTGTTGTTTTCTTTATCGGTGTTTCTTTTTTACGTGGCATAGTGGGTTTACCCCCGGCAAGGTTGCTTGCTTATATCATAAAATAAAAAAGGTGTCAAGGGGGCAAGTTGCCCTGCCCCCCGACAGTTAATTAGGCAAATGCTGCAGCAGTTTCTGCCGCACCCATTGGAACTACAGTTGCGAACACGCGAACCTTACCATCGAAATCAGCAGTGATTGCTTTCATGTCGATGTTATCGGCAGCAGAGTACATGATTGGAGTTGAGCCAATCTCGTAACCAACAGCAGTGTGACCTGCTACATCAGTAACCCAAGTGTCAGCAGCAGTGCCATCACCCAAGTCAAGAGTTGGTGAACCTGTAGAAGCAAGAGTCAACACTTCGATACCTGCGTTTAACACGAGAGTGTTTGCAGGGATTTCGAAAACGTCGATGTCTTCGCCGGTTGCAAGAGCAGTAGTTGAGAAGTCAAGAACAACCTCAATCACTTGGGCTTTATGCCCGACAGGGATGCCAGCAACGGCACCAGTCACAGTGTAAGTAGCCATGTGTCAGCCTCCCTATGCTACAGTGTCTACAACACCGCGAACGAGTGCTTCTGGGCGAAGGACTTTACGTCCAAACACATGAAGACCACGAACGATGTCGGAGAAAGTTTCAGTTGACCGAACTACTTCGGTTTTTGCAATGTGAGATGCAGTTGCAACGGCTGACATGTGACCAGCCAAAACAACAGCTTCACCTGCAGCAGCAGTAACACCCGAGATGCTAATTGCATCTGTGCCGCCTGCTACCAGAGCAGTTGACTTGTAGCAGTTGAAGCCAGCAATCTGACCTTGCATTACAAGACCGTTCCGCAGTGGTGAGGTGCCGTCGCCGGTTACCTGTACTTCTGCAAACTTTGCACCGGCTGAGAACAGCTTTGAGTAGAAAGCAGGAGAAGCAACGAACCAACGATTCTCTTCTGGAACAGACTGCTCGTCAAGTTCTTTTGCCATTTCTAGCATCAGGTTGACAGCGTTGTCTGGAGCAGTGTGAACTGCAATTGGTGTACCAGCAGTACCCAGAGCAGTGTTGGTGTTCAACAAACCACCGGCAAGTGATGCGTCATCAGCACCGGCAAGGCCAGCACCGTTAGCAATTGCTTGCAGAACGTTGAAGTCGTACTTGCGCTTCAAAGAGTATGCACCTGAAGAAGTAGCCAGTGCCTCAAAGTTAACATGAGACTGACGCTCTTCGATGTCATCAATTTTGAACGCAAATGCGTTTGCTTGGTCAACAACCATAGTTGTCTGGTCGTCAGCCAAGTCTTGTGGGTTAACCACAGAGCCACGTGAGTAGGCACTTACTGTGATTGTTGGTTCTTTAATGATACGTACTGTATCGCCAAAGTTCTCAATTTCGCCAGCGTAATCAGTATTCGTGATGTCTTCAGCAACCGAAGCGCGACGAAAAAACTTGAGGACTTTTTGGCTAAAGATTTCCGGTGTAAAGTTACCGGAAGGCAGGTTATTGTAACCTGATGCCGAATTAAAAGCCATTTGCTTTTCCTTCCATTTTGAGGTTTAAGTATTAAGAGTTGAAGTCGATTCGCCCTTCAGACCGTGCCGCGTCCAATTCGCTTTCCAGCTTTTCGAACTCGTGCGGTTTCATCTTGGCGATTTGCGAAGCTTTCCAAACCCGTTTACCGTCTGTGCTTTCAGCCTTAACTTCCCGTGCAGGGGTTTTTGTTACGGCTTCTGCAGCAGATGCAGACTTGGTTTTCTTCTTTGTAGTCGTTAAGCCTGTGTCGGCTTTGTAGAGGTCTATGACCCGTGCCGCCCATTTCACATCGGTACTGTTTTTGTAGATACCTTCTGCAATAGAGCTTGGCTGCTCTTCTAGCCATGAAAGGAACTGTTGGTCCGTTTTGATTTCATTAAAGTCTGGATGCAATCTGAGAAGCTGCTCGTAGGCGTTTTTCTTCTCTAGGGCTTGTTCCCGTTCCTTAATCGAACCTAGTTCTTCACGAAGTTTTGCAACCTGTGTTTCGGTTTGCATGCTTGAAACTGTTTGAACAACTTCGAACACATCTGGGTAGCGTTCCTTGAACTCTTCCAGTTCTTCCATTGTTCGCGGTGGAGTTACGCCTCGTGGCATTTCCGCCGCATGATTTGTCATTGTCTGGCGAAGGTTTTCGATTTCACTTTTGAACTCGTTTACCTTGTCGTCATAATGACGCTTCAAGTCATCATACCGTTTTTTGTAGTCGTGGTCGTCTGAAGCTTCCTTCTTTTGTTCCACGAAACTACTGCCCGTTCCATCTTGCTGAGTAGCCGCTTCTTGTTCTGCAGGGTCAGCATCTTGTTGGGCTTCTGCACCCGCCTCATTTTCTTCGTCCTTGTAGACTTCATCGCGGTACTTTCCACGATAGAGACTTTCATTGTTGACGGTTCCAAAAGAGTCGTTTGCTTTGTTGGCACGGTGGCCTCTTGCTTTTGCCATTTTATTTACCTCACTTGCGGGGCCACATGGCTGTGGGTAGCCGCTCCGGTTGTGCTGGGGCCACGAACTCGTGGGTAGCCAGCGGATTCTTTAGGCTAGGAAACCACCTCGCGCTGCTTGGACAGGCTGCTGTCCATTTTCTGCAATGCGCTGTTCGGTTTTCCGAATGCCTCGTTTATTAATCTTTTCTAGGCGGTCTTCGCCAATAATCTTTACTAGGTGTGGGGCGATAGTTACTTCGCCGCTCGACACCGCAATGTCAATCAGGTTTGAGTGACGTTCGAAGTCATCTGTGGACAGACCCCTGCGAACCGCTTCCTTCTGGGCATCCATAATCATCTTTCGGATGTCTTTTTCTCCCGCGAACTCGACGGCAGCAGCATTTAGGATATAAGTACCCTCTTTAGCCTTCATAGGGCGGTTGTCAGCGACTTTACCGGCTTCAGAGACCTGTGATGGCGGGCGGTCGATAAAACCGCTCTGTGAGGCTTGTACCCCTGCTGGCGGGGTTCCCATAGCGTAAGCGTTCCTATTTTGAGGTCTGCCGTGGGTAATCATACCTCCGCGAGCGTCACCTTCAAAACCTTCAAAACCGCCTCTATCTGACATACCGCCGCCGCCGTGACCCATACCTCCATCATTATCACCACCACCAAAGTCGCCAGCACCAAACTCCGATTCATTAGCGTATGGGTCATCAGCGGGTGCCGAAGGTGCGCTTGGAGTAGATGGTGTTGTTGGAGCGGTGCCTAAATCATCCTCATCGTAAGACGGAGAGTATCCCGGAGTACCCGGACCAAAGGCAGCACCACCACTGGTTACATTACCGTAATTCCCTGACCCGGCGTATCCTGTAATACCCGACTGGTAAGTTCCAGCCCCCGGTGCGCCACCTTTTGGTGTTCCGACAAATCCTGCTGTCGTACCCGGTGTATAAGTACCGGCTAGTTGTGACTGAGTTATGTTCGAAAGATTAGCTTCTATTTCCGCAGTAATATTTTCTTGGAAAGTACCCTGTTTGTTTCGTGCATTGTTCAAGGCAGTTTGAACGGCTGCGGAGGATACATTATAAGTGCTTGCAAAAGCGTTAACTTGGTCCATAGTAGCATAGTATGAACCCTGACCAAAAGCGTTAACAGGATTTCCCTTTGCTGAAATGTATCCGGCAAAAGGGTTTGATGGGTCTATTTGCAGACCGCCTGTTGAAGCTATCGAGGTTCCAACGGCCTTGCCAGTACCGTCGTTCATGTTATATCCAGCGTATGTGTATCCCTTGGAAATTGCCTCTAGGGCTGTTACTTGTCCGTGGCTCAAACCACGCATATTTCCTGTGTAGGTTCGCGAACCGGGGGCGCGGGTTATGCCGCCCATACCGAAGTCTAAAGCAAAGCCTGTGTCGTAATCGTTTAGGTTCCCTGTAAAGTCAGAACTAAAAGAGATTCCTTGACTAGCGGCCTTCATTGCTGCCATATCATTAAACTGAGTGTAGTGTACTGCGTCTGCAACTATTCCCAAAATACCAGAGGGGCGAAGACTGTTGTGACCAAAGGCGTTCTTGACTGTTTGACCGTTTAATATGCCGCCTATCATAGAACCCATCGGCATTGCACTAAACGCCAGACCAAGGCCCTTTTTTGCAATATTATCGACAGACCAAGCTTCTTTCTTGGCTACAGATGCTGCTGAATCTTTTAAATTGTCAGGCACAGAACCAAAGGCATCTTTAAAACTTATATCGTCAAAGTTACCCGAAAGAGCCGGTCCTAAAATATCCATCCCGACACTGCCAATTAAATCTGTGAGGCCCAAGGACGCAAGAGATTCTGCGTAGGTCATACCGGCAACATCAAAATCAACAGCATCTAGGCCGAAGGAAACACCCGCACCAAGACCCGGCGTATCTGGGTCACCTATTAAAGAACCCAAGGTGTCCATGCCCTCATCAACACCGTCTCCACGGTCGTCATCACTAGGCGCGGTAGTTTCCTCATCTACTGGCGGAGTAAGTTCGGGGTCAACCCCAATGGATGTCCAGTCGCCCAGACCCTTCAGTCCGTAATATTGACTGCCAAAGTCTACAAACTTGCTGGTGTAGCTTTGCTTTGTTAAGGCTTCCTGCTGGGGAACAAAACCAGTTTCACCGTAGTTGCTTGTTGACGCAGCTTTTACGGCCTGTGCATCTTGTTGAAAGCTATTTAGAATACCTTCTACATCGAAGGATAATGCCCCAGTTTCTGAAGATATACCAGAAGAAGAAACGCCATATTGTGTAGAGCCGGTTCCGGCTGTGGTTCCGGTTCCGGCTGTGGTTCCTGCCTCACGTTCTGCTAAACGTACATCGTAGGGTTTTGGTGCTAGTTTGTTAATATAGGCTTCCACACCTTGATTCCAGCCGGGATTATCCATACTTGCGTATTTTCGGGCTTGGGTGGTATCTTGTTTTGAACCTATGCGAACTTGAACCTGCGAACCGCCTTCTCCGCGTTCACTCATATGCCAGTAATATCCGGGTCTTCGAATTGCGTCCATTAAATAAGCGGGACCTTCGCCTGCGTCCCCGCCGCCATCCGGGTCGCCGGGGCCACTACCGGGGGACCCGCCAGCAGGCCCACCAGTATCCGCAAACGCAGGAATACCCATAGGACCCGGTTCACCTGAACCGCCATGCGCTTTGAGCAACTCACCTTCCGCTGGCGTAATGTAGGCAAGCATATGCTCCTGCCCTTTAATCTCTACATTACGTGGTGGTGTTCTTGCAGCCATATTCGTTCCTTTTAAGTATTCTTACCTATAGCTTCGTGATTAACCTTCAACTGAAGGAGCATTTCCAGTAAAGCCGCTTTCCCCTGCAGTTGGCGCAGTTCCGACTCCGATTGTGCCGTTACCAGACCCCTGTGCGTCTGTTCCTTCAGGAGAAGGAGATACTCCTCCAGCCCCTGCCATATCTGCGGCTGGGCCAGCAGCGGCCCCAGCAGCTTCGCCTGCTCCTTGCTGTACATTTGCCATCATTCCTTTTAACATCTGTGCGTAAAGTTGTGCTTGGTTGGCATCGTTTACTAGGCTGTCAGGGTCGATATCTTGAGAAATAGCCAGTTCCCGCATCAGGTTTGGTATCTTGATGAACGGTGCCAGCATCGGGTTTGCAACGGTTTGCAACAGGGATGTGAGGCGTTGTGTGCGAACCTCTTTTTGCATCACGGCTGCAACACCGCGAGGTTTAATTTCCAAATCACCTTTAATGTCTTCAGCTTCTTCGTTGAACTGCATGTTCCACTGGAAGTAAGCTTCGCCTAAAGGCTTCAAGAGCATATCATCAATGTTCTTGATGACGGTCTTCATTGACAGACCAGCGGAACCCATGAGCATAGAAAGGCCAGCAGCGGTCCGACCAGTTCCAGATACGCCTGTCTGACCGTGCATGATGGATGGGATACCTGTCTCTTCATCAGCAAGCTGACGACTAATCTGGTACATCTGCAGGTTTTCCCCCGCCGTGTTCGGAAACTTCAAGCCGTTGATGGCTGTTCCAGTAACACCAGATTGACGACGAAAGATTTTGCCGGGGAAGATGTCCATGTTTTGACCGGGAACCAAGCTGGCTTCATCCACGTCAAATACCAAGTTACCGGCAAGAGCCAAGTTGTCAATTGCCATGCGAACATGACCGTTCATCAACTTCTGGGCATCTTCCATGTTTTCTGCTACGCCAACACCCCAAAGCTGATACGGGTTGACTTCGTAAGGAAACACTTGGAATGGAATGCGGGCTGGTGTGAACGGGTTTAGGACGCATCGGATAACCATGTTTCCACAAACCCAAACGTTGACCTGCAGTTCGTCGAACTCTGACATGTCGTCAGCTTCAGGAAGACCGGCTTCGTAGGCCATCTTGGAATCCAATACACCCCAATACTCTAGGACCTCGTAACGGTTACCCTGATAATAGGGTTCGGTTTCATCTTCCCGAATAGTGTCTTCATAATACTTGTCCTCATAATTAGGACCTTTAGCAAGACACTCCTCAATAGCTTCAGAAATAAAGTGAGGACGCTTTATAAGCGCACGAAGCTGTTGGCGGTTCATGCGGTGACGTTGAATAACATATTCGCAGTCTTCGATGCTAGTAGCAGATGGGTCTGGGTGGAAATCCCACACAGATACCATTTCAATCCGTGGAACGGTCTTTTCTTCGGGGTTGTAAAAACGTTCGCCGTTCTCATCGCGTTCCCAGTTGTGAACACGCTTATAGAAATTAAACGGACCTTTTACGATACCCGTACCCAAAAGGGCCGATTCAAACACAGAATTACGCATAACGTTGACTGCGTTCGTGTCGGTTAGCTGGTCGTGAATAACTTTTTCCATACGCAAAGCGGCTTCTTGGGCTGGGCTAATCTGAGGTTCGCCCATACGTGCCGGACCCTCTGCCAAGGGAACGCCTTCATACTTTTGCTTTAGTCCACCTAAAAAATCACCGCCCGGTTTTGCTTGCAAAGCACCCGGAGCCAGTTCGCGACCATCGCCTTCGAACCCATATGGGTCTTGAGGTTGCATCTGGTCCAAGGGGGTTTCCATGTGAGCAAACTCCGCGATACCTTCCGGCACGGGAGTAGCTTCCACAACAAGGGGAAACTTCTTGTTTGCGAACAGGATGTCGATGATTTGACCGAACGCCGCAAGAACCTTAGTCTTGGTAATGCGAACAAATACCTTCGACCGTTCGGATTCACGATACTGGGTAGTAGAATCGTAAATACCGCGAAAGTTCTTATAGGCTTGGAGCCAACGCTGTTCGTGGGCGTATCGCCCGTTCTCAGCATCTTCGAACCGTGACTTTACATACGCAGCAAGTCCCGGCATCTGCTCCTCTGGAGCGTGAACCGAAACAGACGTATCATCCGCAGGTTGGAGAAAGTTATCTTCTGACATCTGGTTTTAATAGTCGCGTTCTTCAGCCATTTTCATAACTGAGGGGTCAACTGCCGTTTTAGTCATCTTCTTCGGCATGTCCTCAGTCAGAACGCCTTGCTTTGCCATTGTGTTGAACTCAAGACCTTCACGATACAGCTTGGCTGCACCACCTTGGTCGTCAACTGATGTGGTATCAGAGTTCATAATGTAAGCGGCACCCATCTTATCCATGGTACTCTCCTTATCTAGATAAAAAGCCTTCGTCTCTAACAGGGGCGGCTTCTGGAACCCTGTCAGGTTCTGGGATAAATCCCGCATCTTCTCTGGCAATACGTGCCATATCTGTTCGTGGTGTTCCCTGCTCTACTTCGGGGGCTGGGATGAAGTCTTGTCCAGCGTAGGGGCCAGCGGGTTCGAGGGGCTGGTCTTCTGGGCGGAGTTCGCCGGAAGCTAGTTCGCTAGGGGCAAGCATCATTGGGACAGCGGC